TTCGCTTGCTACTGCTTCGCTTGCTGATACTGCTTCGCTTGCTGATACTGCTTCGCTTGCGCTTGCCGCTGCTAATTCGCATGCCTCCGCTAATTCACATGCTCTTTTATCATTCGTTGTTGTCGTTTTAATCAGATTATCAGCCCATTGATATTCAGTTCGATTGAGAATATATAAAATTAAAGACCAATCTATTTCTTCATCTTCCCATACATTTGAATTGATAATATTTGCAGGCAGTGGCAGTTCATGTAGACAACAACTCCTTAATTTTGTCAGCAAGCGCCGATAAATCATCAAATAATTGCGCATTTTTTTAGGCGTTAGCAACTCGCTCGCACTAGCAGTCGCATTATTATCTACATTTTGTCTTGCACAATAGATACGGGCAATATAATATGAAAACCAGCCCCAGGTATACGACTTTTCTCGAGGTAAATTATAGCATAAGTCTGATATATACTTATGTCCTGCTGGTGCTGCTTCGCTTGCTGGTGCTGCTACTACTGCTTCGCTTGCTGGTGCTGGTGCTGCTGCTTCGCTTGCATCTACATTATCCTTTGCCAATTGCGTCGAAATATGGTTTAGAATATAGTTGAAAACCGTTTCATTTTCGACCTTCTCCAAATTATATCGCAAGACAGTTGCGAATTTTTTTAGGATAGACCACCCATTCGTTTGAATTAAATAATCAAAGGCTTCCATAATGTAATGATCTAACATCGGCTTATAGTTTTGTCCGTCAACACTTTGTCCAAAGCGCATAAAGCCGCTGATGATATGATAGGCTATCTCCGGATTGTGTTTATGGGTCTGAAAAATAAGCCGATACAAAAGAGATACATATTCCATTGTTTCGTCGTAGGTTATGTCATTATTATACACGCAAAACAAATTATACAGTAAGGTATCCGTCATCTCGCTGATATAAGTTATTTCGTCCTGTTTGATTTCATCGATAATGTCTATTATTTGTTTCTGAATAATCTCTGCTTCCATTATATATTTACTCTTGACTTATTTCTTTCCTTATCTTTAAGTTTTTTTTATTATCTTTACACATATTCCGACGGGTTTTGTGTGCAACTGCAGTAAGAGTAACCCGTCGGGTATGCTGATTATGATGTGCGGCATTAGGGGTTTCTTCGTAAAATATGAAATATAAAGCATTTAAATCTTGAAACATATTAATCGTCTCTTTATAAATAACATCGTTCAAATATTTTTCCGAGGTAATAAACCGACTATCATTAAGATCAATATCCTCTTCTAAAAAATCGGTTATTTCATTTGGTTCCAAGTCAATATTATATCGGAGTAAAGAGAGAAGTTTATGTTTAATGGCGAATTTATGCTGATAACGTTTAATAAAAGAAATAATAATTTCTCTCTTCAATACCCCGTTTTCTGCCAATAAACATCTACTAGTTTGCACATGTTGTAGTTCATTCGCTTTGCTAACATATAGAAAATAAATGGCAATCGACGTCACGGGTTCTTTGTAAAAATCATTATACGCTTTTTCGGCTTGTTTTATTTTCTCAATGTCTACGTCATCTAATTCATCTATTTCATCTATTTCATCTATATCACTGTATAACTCATCTTCTTGTGATGCCATTATACATCATCTACATTATGAAAAAAATTATTAAACTTATATTTGTTAAAACTTATATTATAAATAATATAAGTTATATTTGTATATATACAATTAATATTCATCATCACTATTACCACTGCCATCATAATCACTTCCGGCATCTTCGCGCTCATATGCCGCTGCGACATCATTTTCAAATATCTCGGCTAAAGATGGATTGTTATAAAATTCAGATAAATCACCTAACCGTAAAACATCCATATCGCGTTCATATTGTAGCCGTCCTAAAAGAATTTTAAACAATTGATTGCCGAGAGCCATGTTGCTTTGCTCTTCGGCATTATAATCATATGGTTTTGGCGCACCATATTTGTATTGGATTTTTCCGGCTTGCTTGCGAATATTTACCCACCCAGGCAAAACATCGATTTTATGCTCTTTAACTTCTTCTATTTTTTTAAAAGAGGCGGCGGCTGAGAAATTAACAATGCTATTGCTATTGCTTATGTTATTGCAATTGCTTATGCTATTTGATAAATGCGAATTCCATTTATTTGCGCCGAGGGAAGGAAAAGCATCGGCTTCCAGGGAGAACTCTTTTTTCGGTTCCTTTTTTTTAGTTGGTTTTATGCTAAGACTTTGCATTGGCTGTGCTACTGTTCTTTGTGTGCGCATTGTAGGCGGCACATAGGCTGATTTTTTGGGTTGAGTTGTGAACGACATTCTAAATAAGTTGATCTGTATATACAATTTATTATACTGTTTAGTTTATTTCAATTTTTTGTTTTATATCATTATAAGCATATATATGTTAATGGATTACATATATGACAAAATTCAGGATGATGATAAAGCTGAACATAGAGAGATTTATGAAGATTTTATAGAATTATTGTTAGAACAGGCGCCTGAACCAGTCCCTTATGATTTTGATAACTGTTGTTGGCTGCCAGCCTTTCATCTGGATTATTGTACGGCAGAAACAATGGCTTTTCATTTATCTCTCCAATTACATGAATTGGAGAGACAAGGGTTAACCTTGCTTTATTGGCGTCCGCAAGATATTCTAGTTATTGATAAGCGGCTGTTTTTATTGGCGAATTTATCCCAACTCGTGTCTTTATCTGATAAAAATGCAACGCATTTGGCAACGCATTTGGTTTTAAATTATCCAAAGATTTATCCTTTTCCGGCGAACTGCTGTGCCCCAGAATTATTGAAAATAACCGAACTACCTTTTACGACACATAAAAGCGCTAGTTATTACAGCTTGGCTTTATTATGCTTACACACGTTAAATCTCTCTTTAGATGATTTACAAGGGACAAAATTATTTCATTTCTTAGAGAGATGTTTACATATAAATGCAGAAGAGCGGGTGTTGTTATACATTTGAATACCTTTTAAAAAGGTATCACCAAACCCTGTAATAAATTAGTAGGTATGTTTGGCGATACCTTTCTCAAAGGTATTTGAAAGGTATGTATTTTTATTTTCTTCCAGTAATTATATATATAATGTCTATTGTTGCCTTAAAACGTAATTCAAAGCGGTTTCAAGTGCCTATTTCTTCCAGTGGATTTTCTCTCAACGGCGGGCATCGCAACCAGCGTCCGATCGGAGACACGAATTTGTCAGCCTTAATAAACGTACAAGCTAATAATTGTTGTACTGCAAATGACGCCTCAATTGTAAAACTTTCGGCGAAAAATACCAAAGGCTTCTTATACTCGACTGTGAAATATCCCACCTGCCCGAGTGGTGTGACGCCGCCCGCTAATAATCAATCAACCTGGGTCAAAAACTTTTCCCCAGAGGATCACAGCCAAAATGAATATATTGTCAATAAAGTGAAAGCAGAATCCGCCAAATGTGTCACTGAAAAAACTAATTCAGGCACGAATAACCCTTGCTTGCCCGAATGTAAAGCACGGTCGTATCATATTGGCGGTAAGCGGTTTTATACGACGTTTAATGCCAAGAATAGCGGGGAATACGGGCAAGGGGCGATTAGCGCAGGCGAGTATTTATCGTCAGGGCTTTTGAAAGCCAACTGTTTGCCGACACCAGCGGCTCTTGCGCCTTTACCGCCAGCCTTATTGAACAGCGGGTGCTATCATTGTTAAGCGTTGCTATCATTGTTAAGCTGTACTGTCATTGTTAATTTTTATATAATAATAAACATATAAAACCAAAAGTTGTTATATGTTTATTAAAAATGTTTGCGAGTAAAATGGCAGGTGCTTATTATCTTCTCCGCTTGAAAGTGTCCAATGAATTGTATGATATGTATAAGGATACCTCTAACAAACATAATTTAGCAGTGGAACAGGGGCAAGCTGACGCCGGGTTTGATTTGTTTTGTCCCGAGGATTTACCTGTCGCCGGTTTTGCGACGGTGAAAATTAATCAAGGAGTAAAAGGGGCGATGGAGTTTTTTTCAGAAGGTTCGGCGAAGGGCACAAGTGTCGGCTATTATATGTATCCGCGCTCGAGCACCGGCACCAAGACACCCTTGCGCTTGGCGAACTCGGTCGGGATTATTGATGCAGGTTATCGCGGAAATTATATCGCCGTCTTTGATAATTGGCGGGGGGATGTTTTTCAAGTTGAGAAATGGCAGCGGCTTGTCCAAATTTGCCCGCCGAACTTGACGTATCCTATGCGGGTAGAATTGGTGGAGGATTTGGGTGAACCGACGTTAAGAGGGGAGGGCGGCTTTGGATCAACGGGGAAGTAGTGATTATGAGTTTAAACGAATAATTTCATTACTCATACCGTCTAACGTAAAAAAATGTTTTATTGTTTGATAATAATCCAACATTTGTGTATATTGCGTTTCCGTAATAGAATTGAGTATTTGTTCTAATGACCCTAGCTGTGAAACATGAAGTGAAATACAACATTTTCTATAATCAATCTGATTTTTAAAAGGCAACCATTCAACGTCATTCCATACATAAATCGGGATCGTACCTAATTTAAAACATTCAAAAAAACGAAAACTTGAACGTCCATAACCTCGCGGGGCAAAAGCAAACTTAGATTTTAGTGTTACATTAATAAAGGTATCCTGATTATTTTTATTTACATTTGGCGTCCAGCCACCCGCATTGATCATCATAAATTTGTTATTATGTTGAAACAGTTCAAACATTGTTTTCCGAACATCTGGCGTTATATGATTACTTGTTATATTCCCCACAAAAGAACATAATATACTTTTATTGTAAAAAGAGTTATGCTGAAAACGGTCAAGTTTATTTTGTATATCTTCATAAATAAGCGGGAGAGGGATGTCGCCTGAGCAGGCTCCATATACAACGGTGTTTAGTGGTAAATTTAATTTAGGTCCATCATCATATTGTGCAACTGTAAAATATCCAGCAGGCGATGGATTGGATTTTGTCCATTCATCAAGTGCTTTTTGCATTTCACTCCTTTTTCCTTCAAACCAATGTTCAATTTGAAAATTAGTCCAGAGGGCTGGGATATATTTTCGTTTTAATGGTGTTGTTAGGGGATGTTGTAAGGTATATGTTGTTATTTTTTGTAAAAAAAACTCTTCCATATAAAGCCCTTCTTTGAAAGGAGGGTACGTATCTTTATTGCGACAATAAAATAAATTATTTTGAAGCATATATTAAAATATAGTTTTCGTATATTTAAATACTTATTATTTACCGTTTATTGTATTAGCGTTTATTATATTAGCGTAGCAATAATATCATTACCGTCTTCATCGCGTATATCAGTTATTTTATAATTATGTTGTTTAAGTTTATTTATAGCATTTATCATTCCATTTATACCCAATTCATTCGCTAAGTCTTTATTATAAGTTGTAAATTGTGCGGTGTTAATTTCCCATTTCTCAAATCTTAGTTTTTTAATTGTATATTTTGTGAAATCGATCATTTTTATTATTTCGCTATCAAACCCCTCTGTATCTATTTGTAAATATTCTATGCATGTAATATTGTGAATTCTGCATATTTCATCAAATGTTATACTTTTTGCCGCAATTTTTACCATATCATCTTTTGTACCCCAATCATTCATAGGTATTAATGAAAAATGTGAATCACTATATGTAATATTATTATCGGCAATAGTTCCCATAATTCCATTTTTGGCTGGTATAAATAATTCTACGATTTCATTATTATTATAGTGAATAGCATTATTGTAAATATATACATTTTCAATATTACTGTAATTATTCTTTATTTCATCAAGTAAGTTTATATTAGGCTCTACTAAAATAACCATATCTGGTTTGTGTTGTAAAACCAAAGTTTTAAAATTATCATTTCCATTATTTGTGCCAATTTGAAAAAAAATATTTGCCATTTGAGTTATTATTATATTTGTATTTAAATACTTATGTTATTAATAATACATTATTATTATGAAGAAAACTATATTTTATTTGGAAGGGCGAGCAGGATTTTTTTTATATCATTTTTTTGTTTATAATTTAGGTGGGTTATATTATATAATTAATAAACAATATAATATTCGTGGTGATGTAAATACATCTGTTTTATTGGAAGATAAAAGTAAAATAGTATCTGAGCCCACGAGTAAGATATTTTACCCTATAAAAGTTCATATGAAAAATATAATACCATTTCAAAAAGAAGCATTTGATATAATAAAAGATAAATTTGAATTAATAGAAGATCTATCATCCATAAATGATTATGAAATTGTAAGTATTTATGGCGAAAGTGGAATAGTAGAACCCAAATATAATATTTATCCCTTTTTAAGAAATTTATTTTTAGAAAAAATGAAGTTTGATATGATAAAAGGAAAAAAAATATTTATAACAAGAAAACATAGTGAAACACAACACGGGGGTGTATTGAAACGTAGTATTTTGAATGAAGATATTTTGATGAAAACATTACAACGTTATAATTTTGAATATATTCAACTGGAAAATTATACGATGTATGATAAAATTAAACTTTTTATGGAAAGTGAAATTATTGTATCAACCAACAGCGGTTCGTTAACATTAACATTATTTTCAAATCATAATTCAAAAATAATAGAAATAATAAATAATGGAACACAGGGTTTTGAGCATTCACATTATATAGGAATTGCCCAAACATTAAATTTACAATATTATAAATATTCAAATATTCAAGAAGATTATAATGGAAATTTTAATATTAATGTGGATAATTTTGAAAATTATTTAAGAACGTTATTATAATGCGTTTAGCTATATTAATTGCCGGATATTTAAGAAGTATTGTTGAAAATATAGATAATTTAAAAAAAAACGTTTTGCAAAATTATGAATGTGATATTTACATACATGTAACAAGTAATGATAATGATATTAAAAATGATATTAAATA